GGCCCGCCTCAAAGCCCAGAACCACGAAGCTGTGTCTAAACCCGTGATAGCCCATCCGTTCAAAGCCGTTCTCATCGCAGAACCGGTTTATCTTCTTATACATGTTAACCGGGTCGCCTTTGACGAGAGGGCCGTTGCGCCTCATCTTGATTAACTCATCCAGTCGTTCCAGAAGAATAGGTATCGTGCGAGTGGATTCTTCCGTCTTGTTCGTGTCCTTATTCACGTACTTGCCGTGTCGGTCCATGACCACGGAACCTCTTACGACGATGAAGCCATCCTTAATGGATGCTTTTTGCAAGGGCAGTATCTCTGACCGCCGCAGTGAGTGCAGCCCCAGTAAGCAAACCATCTCGATGTCCGTGCCACGGATAGCGTGAAGGAATCGGGAAACATCCTCCGGGTCAAGGAAACGCGCCTCTGACTTAGGTATCTTCGGAAGGTTAACCGTGATGTGCGGATAGCCATAGGCAGCGATAGATGCATCAACCAAAGACCAGACATTCTTCAGGTACTTAGCAGAGATAAGCTTGGCTTCATCGTTCACTACCTCCTGCCAGTTTGTGCTGATATCGAACGGCTGGTCCATGACGGCTTTAAACCTGTTTCTCATGTACGAATCATAGCCACGTATGGTGGCCGGAGACAGAACATTATCATTGCTGTTTATGTATCGGGTGATAATATCCCGGAGTGTCAGTACATCAGATAGTTCGGCATCCGCTTCATCACCCGGCAGGATAAGCCCAAGCCTGTGTTCCATCTTTAATCGCTCGGCTTCTTTCTTAACCTCTCGCTCAGAACGTCCGGTTACGACCGTGCTTTTCCCATCAAGGCGAAGCTGTATACGCCACAGCCCCGACTGTAACTTAACTGCTTTCGGTATTCTCATTAAAACTTACCTCGCAGTTCCACAACCTTACCGATAATAACAATCGGGAGTTCGGCGATTTCTTTCTTGTTGTAGGTTCTGGGCGCATATGACGGATTAAACGGAACCAGCGTAATACCATCTTCCTGTTTAAGGACACGCTTGCACGTAGCCTCATCCCCATTGATCCTTACTATGGCTATGTCCCCTGATTCCACATCCGGCTGCTGTCGGACAATCACCACATCATTATTCAGAATACGTGGAGACATGGAGTCCCCATTTATCCTCAACGCGAAATACTCACCACGTCTTGCCATGTCGGATGGAATTTCTTCCCAGTCTAAAATCTCCTCTACCGCTTCAAGAGGAACGCCTGCTGCCACTGTTCCAAGGACAGGTATCTTAACTGCATCTACCGACTTAGGCGTATTAGGGTTGTAAGGCTCCATAATGTCTGAGCGTTTCACACGTAAATAGGAACACAGCGCATCGATAGTCCGCATCCGCGGCACTCTAACACCTGTAAACCAGCCGGATACTGTGGTCTTACTGATATTCAGGTCTCTGGAAATGTCTGCCTGCGTTTTCTGCCGTTCATAACATATTCGCTTTAAGTTTTTCGAAATAATTTTCCCATACTCATTAGCTTCCATTTTATCCTCCATTCTTCCCCTTTGGCTTCATTATAGTAAAAGCGTACATAAAAATCAAGAAAAGTACGCTAAAAAGGTTGACAGTCCGCAAAAAGCGTACTATAATGATGACAAAGATATTTTGAAAGGGGGAGTGCAAATGGCCAAGGTAACGCTTAAGGCGATACGAGTAAACATGGGATTAACTCGTAAAGAACTGGGCGACAAAATGGGCGTCAGTGATGATACTATTGCCCGGTGGGAGAATGGGCAAGCTGAAATCAAAACAGCTTACCTCTATATGCTATGCGGCCTTTCCGGCTTCAAAGAAGAAGATATTTTGTTGCCTGAAAAGTCCTCATAATGCGTACAAACTTGGAGAAGAAGAAATGCCACTAATAAAGAAAGACCTAACCTTCCCGGCACTGGTGCGACTGATCAGGGGGTACGCCATCAATGGCTCACGGCTGGCAGAGATACTTGGCTGCTCAGTCCCTACCGCCATTAAGAAGATGGAAGAACCGAAACGGTTTACCCTTGAGGATATTTACTCATTATCTATAACAGGAGGAATCCCGCTTAACGAGATTAAGCAGGCACTGAGATAGATGAGTAAGTACATAACCCTCAACGGGGTAAAGTTCGCTTCGTTCGGAATTACGGGACCATGCCTCAACTGCGAGGAACGGCATCCGGGTTGTCACAGCGAATGCGAGAAATACCTTGAGTATCGCAAGAAGCTTGACGAAGCCAGAGCTAAATACCAGAAGCAGAGAGAATCCGAGAACAATTATTACGAAGCGAGATTCGGGAAGCGTAAGAAAGAAACGTAAGAATAAATAAGGAGGGACAAATTGCTTAACAGACACACCTTTAAGAATAGGCAGGCGTGGCTACAGGCACGAGGTACATCTGGAATAGGCGCAAGCGAATCTGCTGCCGTAGTCGGCCTGTCACCGTGGATGACGGTAACGGAACTCTGGGAACTCAAGACCGGGCGTACAGAGCAGAAGGAAATAAAAAACGATGCCATTGACATCGGTGTCAGCCTTGAGCCAGCGTTACGAACCCTGTATGCAGCAGAGCATCCCGACTGCTCCGTAGAGCATCATCCGTTTGACATGCTGTATCAGGAAGAAAGACCGTGGCTGTTCGCTACCTTAGATGGAGAGATAACCACAGAAGATGGCCGTAAGGGAGTTCTGGAAATCAAAACCTCCACGCCAAGAAGCCGTAAGGACTGGGAGAAGTGGGACGGAAAGATACCGGATAACTACCTGTGCCAGTGCGCACATCAGCTTCTCGCAACCGGGTATAACTTCGTAGACCTGTACGCATGGCTGCGGGATGAAGTAGCGAATGAAGTCATTATCCGTACCTATCACATGGAACGTGCGGATATGCAGGAGGATATGGACTGGCTTCTTTCGAAAGAAGAAGCGTTTTGGGACGACGTTGTTACAGGCAGTATCCCTGCGATGACGCTGTCGCTGTAAGGGGAGAACAAGGAGGATAAGGATGAAAATACTGGAAATCAAGGAAGAGGACAGAGAGATTCTGTCATGGTTCAGCAAGCCGATAATGCGGTCGGCGGTTAAGTACTTAAGCAGAGATGCGGTCATTGCCTTACTGAGAAGCATCGCCGCCAACTGGAACGATGCGCATCGAGGCGATGCGTTAATGGAGAAGCTGATAGATGGCAAGAGCCTGTATGGAAGGCTCGGCCCGGACACCCTGCTGTTGCAGGCGTTAGACGAGGAGGCCCCGGCATGATTGTGTCTGTACTCTATTTGGATACCGAAGCAAAAATGTATAGAGGCAAGGCTTACAACTACCGCACAGAACTGGATGTAAAGATGCTTACTCGTGTGCTTGCTCCAGTTGGCGATGAGGGCGAAACCAAGAGAGCGTGCGTAGTTGCATTGAATGTGCCGATAACAAGTATACCGAAAGACATCCGGCCGATACTGAAAACCATTACAGAGTATGACGAATAGGGGGATTTTCGAGGGGATGAAAACGAAAGAAATTAAGGGGATTAACACACAGACACAGATGGTGCTGAAGTACATGAGACAGAGGGGGTCCATTACATCAGCAGAGGCGTTCAGGGACCTTTCTATCACTCGTTTGAGTGGCCGTATATTCGATTTGAGACGTGCCGGATACATCATTAAGTCAACAATGGAAGAAGGGCGAAACAAGTTCGGTGAACGCACTCGCTACGCTCGGTACAGCCTGATAGAGGAGGATTGATATGGGGATTGCAAAAAAAGAACTCGATTTCAAGGTAGACAAAGACGCACTGTCTGCCATTCAGAATACCGTCATTACCGCCAACTTTGACGCCGTAAAAGCATGGCTTGTCGATATGCTTGCTCCGTACAAGGCACAGGTGGTTACCGAGGATACAATCCGGGAGGCCAAGAACGACAAGGCCAGAATTAACAAGGTTATCAGGAACCTTGATGCTTACAGGAAATCCGTGAAGAAATCCGTAATGATGCCGTACGATGCCTTTGAGGAACGGTGCAAGGAACTTACCGGGATGTGTAAAGAGACAGCGGACAACATCGACTCACAGATCAAGGTGTTTGATGACCGTGAGAAAGAAGCGAAGATTTCGGCTCTCAAGGCATATTTCGATAACAAGGAAACCGAGTTCCCGGAGTATGCCACATGGGAGGCTGCATATAAGTCTTCTTGGGAAAACAGAAGCTATCGTCCTGCCGATGCCAAGTCGGATATCGATAACTTCATCCGACAGACCACATTGGATGTGAAGGTTCTGATGGCCATCAATCAGAAATGGCAGAAGTATCTGCTTGCCGAGTACAAAGTAAATCATGACCTTAATGCCTGTCTTGCCATCAATGAACGGTATAAGAAAGCAGAGGAGGAAGAAGCCAAACGGCAGTCCATTGCCGAACAGCAGAGGGAAATTGAAAAAGTTTTGGAAGAGTTCGAGGTTACGCCGCTGGATGCCCCGAAGGGAAACTCCAAACCTGTGCCTAAAGTACCGGAAATGGTAGCAGAAAGAGAGGAACTGCTGAACATTCAGTTCTCCGTGACCGCCACTGAGGAACAGTTAAATCAGCTTCAGGCGTTCATGGATGGACACGGCATTATGTGGAAGGTGATGTAGTGTGGCAAAGGGAGCATGGTATAAGCAGGATTCGCCGGAACAGATACAGATGTGCCTGTCCTGCAAAAGGCTACAGTGTATCAATTGCATAGATTACAGTAGTCGAGCCAAAAAGGTACGTCGTTTTTCTTCTGAAGAACTGGCAATCGTCCGGGAAATGATTAAGCAGAAAAAACCGTACCGTGAAGTGAAGAAGGTAGTGCCGATTGGCAACACATATTTTTACAGAATACGAAAAGAGATGGAGGTAGTGCAATGAGAGGTGCAACAACAACCGCAACCAGACCCCGAAACACGCTGTCTGCCGGGAGAACCGGAAATGTTCCGATGGCCGTAGAAAACAGTGATTTTGAGACAGCTATTCTCAGCAACACGATTCAGAACATGATAACCAAGTCCATGCCGGACGAGCGGAGCAGGGCGAGGTTTACAAGCAACCTTATCAGCATCGTATCAGCTTCTGAGCAGTTACAGAAGTGTAAACCTGCAACCATTATAGCAGCCGCACTGCGTGGCGAGGGCATGGGCCTTATCATCAACCACGGCTATTACGTGGTTCCATACGGGGACACGGCATCTTTCCAGATTGGAGCGAAGGGATACGCTGCTCTGGCTATGGCTACCGGGCTTTATGCAGACATCGACTGCATCGATGTTCGTGAGGGTGAGTACCTTGGCCGGGACTTCCGTACAGGAAAACCCAAAGTAGACTTCAGTGTATACGAGAATGATGCAGAAAGAGAAGCACATCCGGTTGTAGGCTACTACGCCTACTTCGAGCTGAAAGACGGACTGTTCCGTGGAGAGTACTGGTCAGAAGATAAACTGCTTCGCCATGCAGAGCAGTATTCACAGGCATTCCATATAGACACCTTTATGAAGAAGCGCAGAGGAGAACTTACGCCCCAGGAATTAAACAGCCTTAAACGCAGTTCACCGTGGTACGACATCGAAGGATATGGCTTCGAACGGATGTGTAAGAAAACTGTGTTGAAGAGCCTGCTTAACTCCGGCTATGCGCCTCTGTCCAATGAAGTTCGACAGGCGATGGCTGCGGATGTCGGAGATATGCAGATTCCGTTTGATGCGACTACTTCTGCCAAGAGCGGACCGTCACTGGCATCGTTGGCCAAGGCCGCATCCCAGAAGCCTATCATCGAGGCTGACGCTACCGTGGTCGATGAAGATGGCGTGATGGTTGAGCCAAATTCTGAAACGCCGTCAAACAGCCGTACATCAACGCAGAGCAATTCTAATGCAAAGCCAAGCAATTCCTCGCCTGCCTCCGCAGAAGTCCACACTGACAGTGAAATGCCGAAGAAAAACCATAAAAGTGGGCAGATGAACATCGCAGACATTCAGTAACTCGAAGAAGGAGGATAAGAGATGTACGGAACTGGATATATAAGCACATCGCCCAAGCCTGACCTTTCCGGGTCAGGCACGGCGAGATTGATGATAGCTTGGGGCAAGGTGACCAAGGCACCGGAGTTCATGAAGTGGAAGAAGCAGAAGGTGTCTGTAAGCATAGCCATTGCCAAAGGCGAGTACCAGACGGTTGTTGCATGGGAAGATTCCCCGAATGCCTTTGATGCTCTGTCCTGTTTGGAGAAGGGAGATACGGTACTGGTTCTTGGTACCAGAGCAGACAAGCCCTTCAAGAACAGGAATGGCGAAACCAAGGAGAGCCATGACCTGACGGCAGATATTGTTATTCCACAAGCGGTAATCAACGAAGTTATCCACCTGATAAGCAACCCGGCAGTGGCCCGGCTTATGCAGCAGGGAATGGATGAGTACGCAGATTACGATGACCAGCCGGAGCAGGGAGATGACGGATACGAATCAGCACCAGAACCTGTAGATGATGGCTATGAAGGCTTTACCATCGATATGGCTGCGGAGGATGTGCCGTTCAGGTAAGGAGAGAGGACATGGCAGAGAGAAGAATGTTTACCAAGAAAGTGACAGATGACGATAACTTCATGAGCCTTTCCTCTTCCGCACAGGCCCTGTACCTACATCTGTCCATGAGCGCAGATGATGACGGTTTCTGTAATCAAGTGAATGTTTCGATGTTTAAAGCCCACGCAAGCATTCAGGATTTACAGGCTTTGCTTGAGAAACGTTACATTTATCAGTTTGAAAATGGCGTCATCGTTATCAAGCATTGGAGAATGGCCAATGCTCTCCGAAAGGATAGATACACGCCTACGGCATTCCAAAAAGAGTTAGCCCAGTTAGGGCTGAAAGAGAACGGTTCTTATACTTGGTTGCCGGATGGTTGCCAAACGGTTGCCAACTGTCTGCCACAGGATAGTATAGATCAGAATAGTATAGAGAAGAATAGAGAAGATAAGGTTAATAATATTATATCTTCTACGGCGAGCAAACCAGTTAGCACGCCGTCAGCAGAAGGAGTTAACCCGGTTCCATTCATCTCTTTACCGCTTAATGACAACACAGAGTACCCGATATGGGACGAACTAGTAGGTGAGTATGAAAGCCTCTATCCGGCAGTAGATGTCAGACAGGCACTCAGGAACATGAAAGCATGGTTGATGTCCAACCCTAAGAATCGCAAGACCAAGAGCGGTATTAAGCGATTCATAAACGGATGGCTTGCAAAAGACCAGAACACTTACCACTCTGCAAACGGCAGAAATAGCAACCCGAAGACGAAATACGAGGAGATAGATTCATGGAGCATATCATAACAGAGTCTCAGTTTAAGGTTCTGGTTAAGGCTATGTGGGCAGTGTATCCGAAAGCTACTTTTATCCCTGATGAGGATGCTTTCAAGGTCTGGTACAAACTGCTTTGCGACATTCCTTATGATGCGATGGCGAATGCCGTACAGGCTCACATGCAGACAAATAAATTTCCACCGACTATAGCTGATATCCGCAAACAGGCACAGCGGTTCATCGTACAGGATGAGGAAATGTACAAGTCAGAGGGGTGGGCAGCCGGGCTGGTCATGAAAGCAGCCAGAAACTCGACCTACGGTGCTGAAGAGGAGTTCGCAAAATTGCCGCCGCTTGTGCAGGAAGCGGTTGGAAGCGTAGAGGCATTACGTTCGTTAGGCGCTCTGGCCCCGGATGTACTGGCTTCTGTAGCCAAGGGGCAGTTCTTGGCAAGCTACCGAGCAGTTATAAACAATCATTCGGAGCAGCAGAGATTCAGTCCCTACTTGAAACAGCAGGTGGAAACGATTCGTCGCATGGCATTGGGCGAGGAAGCTCCTGCACAGTCTGCAAGCGTTACCGCACAGCAGCAGACTACACCCTTGCTTTTAAGAGAAAAGGTCAGTTTCCAGTCTTTGCCTGAGAAACGAGAAGAGGATTCAGCGGCAGCAGCTTCCATCCGTGAAGCAATGCAGAGACGGATTCAGCAGGAGAAGGAAGAGGATGCCCGGAGAGAAGAAGAAGCGCAGTCCAAAGCCAAGGCAGAGGCCGAACGGATAAAGCTTTCATCCGATGAAGCCTATGAGCAGTTCGTGGAATATGCCAAGGGCAAAATGGACAGGCTGCCGAGCAAAGAGGAGTTGATTGGTTTCTACGGCCTGAAAGCGACAGCAGATTTTGAACAGGTATTAGCACTCGTAAAATGTTTTCATAAAGTATGAGTATGAAATTCATAAAGGATTATTAAGGAGGCTTAGGAATGAAGATGGTTATTGGTTCGAGAACAGGCATTAAGGAGTATGAGGCTATACTGTATCCGGTGGCTGCACCGGAAGAATGGAACGAAAACGGTGGAATTCAGCTTGCCCCGGCATGGGTGCTGAAAGGCAAGGCTTGGGACAGTGAGGAACCGACCATCATTGAAGGGTATGATTCCTTCGACATGGCCATCCGGGACTTCGAGAAGATGATGGAGCAGATATTCAATGCTGCTAACAGGCCGGACTTCACACCGTACTTCAGAACCACGCCCATGTGGGAGGAAACAAAGGACAGGCAGATTGCCAGAGGTGAGTATGAGAACCAGCCGAAGAAAACGTATAACAATAACGGTGGCTATGGTGGCTACAAGGCCAACAGCTTTTCAAGCTTTGGAAGATAAGGGAAAGAGGTGGGAAGGAATGAAATTTGACCATAAGCCGAAAAACCCTGTAGAAAAATTCACGCAGAAGGCCGTAGAGCGGTATTTGCGTAGGAAGCACAGTGACTATTGGATGGACTACGCCTATGAACAGTTCTTCGTGTGGAATCCGGTGAAGGACGCTCCAGAGCGGATGTTTTACCAGACGGTGATAGTCAGTGAAGACCCGGACATAACTGATGCCGAAGGGCTTCTGGTTCAGATAGACATTGTTATTGAGGGCGATAAGACGTGGTATGAGGCAACGATTTATCGGTACGACAACGATTTCGAGGAGACGGAGGAAATATAAGCAATGGACGGTGGCGAGTTCCTGTACGAAGCAAAGAAAATTATCAGTCATAAAGCGACATCTCTGGTTTCGAACCTTCACAGGTTCAAACCGGATGATGTCCGGCCAGTATGGGTATCAAAGACACTACAGAACAACAAGGGGATGTTCATTGTTTCGGACGACAAGCTGGATGACCTGTACTTCGAACTGGTATATGACGGACACAAGCGGAGATTTTATCTGGATACCTACCGCAAGATAGAGAATAACGTGATAGCACTGGAGGATGTGGACTGATGCCGGTAAACAGTAAACAAAAAGGGAAAGCTTTTGAAAGAACGGTTGCCAACATGTTCAAGGAGTACGGCTACGATGCTCATCGCACGGCACAGTTCCGTGGGAATACTGGACAGGCCGCAGATGTAGAGGGCGTACCGTATTTAAACCTTGAGTGCAAGCATCAGGAGCGCATGTACCTGTATGATTGGATGGAACAGGCAGAGCGGGATGCCGCTGCACAGGGCAAAGGAAATACGCCTGTAGTTGTCCATAAGCAGAACCGCAAAGAGGTGCTTGTCAGCATGCGGTTTGCCGACTTCGTGGAGATGTATAAGGCGTGGGCGAAGGAGAAGGATAGCGGAGCGAATGATTGAGAAGTATATGCACTACAATCTGCTCACCGGCTTTCACAACACTGTCAGGGCTTACATTGATGAGAATGTCGGTCGATACTCGGAACAGGAGAAAGCGCGGGCCAAGCTTGAAGCGTGGGAGGGCAACGTGCATCGGTTTTTAGATGTGTTGCTCTACGGGCCGGAAAAGCTAAAGTTCTCTCAGCAGAAGTACTACCGAGTCTGGAGTACAAGCATGGAAGCATGGTTACCGATATTCTTCTTCGAGATGTTTCGGACAACAGACCCCATGAAGATTTACGAGCAGACGGAGAACGGAAAGGCAGTGCTGAAAGCCTATGATGACTGGATGGCAGATAAGAGGAGGAAGTTTAGATTGAAGACAGACTTAGTAATACAAAAAGCCACAGATGGAAAGGTGGCAGCTGGGAAACCTGCACCTTCACACGGTGGCATAGCTAACCTGTTGCGTGTGCTTACAAGAAACATGGAGCAGAGGCATAGGCCGCTCATGGACATTGCCAAAGTGCAGTATGCGGTATGTGTTCAGGCAGGCGTATATCTGCCGGAAGAATTCGTGGAAGACACGATGATTCTTGAAGAGGTGATAGAAGACTCAAATAAAGGCTTAAAGGAGAATGAATTAAAGAATGAAAAAGATAACGCAATATGAGTTGGACGAGTTCTTGGAGCGTCGCCGCTACGGCAAACGCTACAGCAAATCAAGTGATGATACATTTCTACGGGGGATGAACCTCAGTAGATTAAACCTCGCATTCGCAGATTTACATGGTTTGGATTTATCGGAAACAATGTTTGATTGGGCCAACTTATGCAATGCTTACCTGCGTGATGCAAATTTAATGTATGCCAGCATGCGTGGCGCAAATCTATGTCAAGCGGACATGCGGGGCGCGGATTTGTCTTTGACAAACTTTCAAGGAGCAAATTTGTATCGCGCTGACCTTAAGGATTCGTCAAATGCGAGTGGTATTCCGATGGCTTGCCCAGAAAGCGGAGGGTTCATTGCATACAAAAAGGCTTATGCGAAGTTGAATTTGACCTCGGCCTATGTGTTCGGATGTCCGGTTATTGTGGAGTTGGAAATCCCGAAAACCGCAAGGCGTTGTTCGGCTACGACAGAAAAATGTAGATGTGACAGGGCAAACGTATTAAAGATTTATGACTTGCGACATCAGGAAATAAAATTCGTTAAGGCGTTTTCTGGGTATGATCGTGCATTTGAATATAAACCTGGTGAGATGGTGATAGTGCCTGATTTTGACGACGACAGGTGGAACGAGTGTAGTACCGGGATACACTTTTTCATGAGCTTTCAGGAAGCGGTGGAGTATTGATGAGGGAGGGGGGTAAAAGGAGCAAAAATGGTTACTAAGACATCTATTGTAGAAATCGTCAAGGCTGTACAGGCACGGCATGGCGATGATTGTAGACCGATATATGAACTTGTGTTGTTTGTTCATCCAGACAAAGAAATGGTTTCTCCCAGTGGGAAGGCGCTGGGTTGGCCGGATACTGGTGGTTCGTATACGCCCGGTTTTTATTACGATATAGAAGACGCTATAGCTGCGCTCAATGAAAATGCATGCGACATTCGTGAGGCAGTGTACAATGCCGCTTTTCTGATTTGTCGTTTTCCGGGCATATATGATGAGGTTGGCCCTGAAAGACGCATGTATTTTGTCTGGAATGCGGACAAAGAAGGATATTTCCAGACGGAAGAGCCGGAGATATTTCGACACATTACATATTGAATTTTGCAAAAGCATCTTTTTTTGAGGAATGGAAGAAATGAACGGAAAGAACTTAAAGAATCCATGCAGCATTTGCGAGAAATACATGAAAGGCATCCAGTGTGATGAGGCTGACGCCTGCCCGGTAGGACTGATGAAGAAGGAAAACGCATGCCTTAAGCGGAGACTTAAAAGCACGAAAACGATGCTTTATGGGATGATGACGACCGTGTTTCGCGAAGTCGTGAAGAGGAATATGAGCGTGGACGATGGGGGATTTTCGGATGATGAAAGCGTGGTGTATAAGAGATGAGGTTGCCTATGAAGCTGGCTGCACCGTAGTCTTTGCCGAGACTCGTGGAAAGGCCCATGCGTTGGCTCTGAACACAGACTGTTGTGAAGATGCGGAATGGAACGATGTCCGTGTGACACGGCTTCCGGCTATGGACTGCATGTATAAGCCGGGTAAAGTTGAGATGGACTGGTATAACGCCGAGGACCGCATTGCTCTGGTCAAGGAGTGTGGGTGGCACTGTATCGACGAATATTATGACAGCGATGATTGCAAAAAATGTCCGGCAGCAGAGTGGTGTGACTACTATCAAGACTGGCTGGCAGAGAATGAGAAGGAGAGGAACAAGTAGATATGAAATACGGAAACAACAACCCTATCTGTCGATGTGAGCAGTGTGGAGAGGCGTTGGACGGACTTGATGTACTTGTGTTCGATTATGACGGCACCGACCACTGGGAGAGTGTGCCGATTAAAGTTGTTAGAGGGGGCGTACGTATTGAGGTAACTCCTCATTGGTGCGGACACGACTTTGACGATTGCGATGAAGAGCAGTGCTTAAGCATACGATGTCCTTATTGCCATAATTTTCCGTTTAAAGCACAGGAGGTCAGTTCCGTCACTATGGATATTGTGCATATGTTCCCCGAACGGGAGAGGAGAGACTGATGAAGATAAAGAAGATTTCTGTCGAACTCCCTGATTTCTGTAGCATGTTATGCGAAGAGTTTCGCATAAATGAAGGCATCGTGCATAGAGAAGAAGGACGGGTATGTTTTCGGGCGTATACTTGCAAAAATGAAGCGGTCTGCCGGACGAACAAGGAGTTTGAAGATGATATGCAAAGACTTAGGGAAAGGGGGCTTGTTGATGAGTAGGTGCAAAAGCTGTAACCGAGAGATTGTGTGGATAAAAATGTCGTCCGGCAAGGCAGTGCCGTGTGACCCGGATAAGGTGGTAGTGGTAACCGAAGACGGAGAGACCGTAACAGGATACACATCACACTTTGCTACTTGCCCGAATGCCAATATGCATAGGAGACGGTGATTGTGGAAGAGAAGGATAGAAAGCCAACACTCGATGAGTACCGTGGCATGGATGGCCTGATACGGTGCAGGGCGTGTGGTGAGAAACGACAGCACAGATTTAAGCTGTGGGAAGAGGAAAAGGTGGTGCCGTGTAAATGTACGTGCCAGCTTGCAGAAGAAGAGAAGGCGGAATATTCGCCGTTCGAGGAGGGCTGAATGACAAAGCTGACTTTTGAATTTGACGATGACGAGATGCGGTTAATCGAGGACTACAAGCAGGCAGTGGGTGCTGTGGACATTAGAGTGGCACTATTAAACGCTGTTAGTGTGGCCATAGACCGTGTTGTCTGGGACAACGCCTTTATGAAGCGTGGACATTGGGTGAAACTGTCCGGCTTTGTAACGCCCGGCGGTGACCCTGTATGGGGATGCTCGGAGTGCGGAAAGGGCGTTCATGTTTACGGCATTGAGGCATCTACTTATGGAGCGGATGTGGCAGGTCATCAATGGGTGTCTTGCCCTAACTGCGGTGCAATCATGGACGAGGGAATAACGATGGAAGATAAATCTGTTTGCGCCGATTGTGAAATACAGCACGACTTTTGGGATTGTAAATATTGCTGTAAAAAATGCTATGAGGATTATGGCGAATGCCCAGACCCTGATTGTGACCATGCTGCGGATATATGAGGTGAACGAGCAATGTCAAGGTATGTTAACGCCGAAGATGTTGAGTATCTAATTCTTGAGAATTTAGATGACTTGAGTGACCTGATAAAAACCGCTAAAGGTACTGACAGAGAAAAACTGCTTTTTAAAGAGATGGGTTTACTTGATGCAATGGCTCACTTGTGTCAAGCGCCGACTGCGGATGTGGCTGAAGTTGTACGGTGTAAGCATTGCCGGTTCAACATAGGAGAAAACAAATGCTTGTACCCAGACAGTATTATCAGGATTCCTGCGGACGATGATTTTTGTAGCTATGGTAGAAAGAAGGAGGAAATAAATAATGGCATATAATGATTATGGTGCGTTTGTGTATTGTAACGGGAAACGCAGAACAGACAAGGAAGATGTAGCGCTCTTTGCGTCGGATGAAGAAACATTTGGGGAGCCGAGCGATAACATCACAAGCGGAGCAAGAATCTTTGCTCATTTATATAATACCATCGCAACAGGGCGTGAATCATCTTGGCTGACTAACATTCATCATGGCATCATGGGTGATGGAAATGTCAGGGTTATGTGTCACAAGCAAGGGCTGCCCCAGATTTACGAATTAACAGATGATGGAATCAATGAAATCAAGTATGGCGAGGGCCTTGACTATTATCATTATGGGAGAGTCTGTTTTGCTTACAAGGATTACGAATTTGTTTTCTGTTCTGGCAATCCTTATTCAGCGAAAATGCTTTGTCCTGACGGTTCTGAGTGGGAATGTTATTACGATTACGAATATGGTGCAGGCTTTGAGGAGGAGTAATGCCAAGGTACATTGATGCAGATAAATTGCCGATAACAACGGTTGCGATTCAACCTTATGCTATTATAGAAAAACCTTATAATGCCGAGGTTGTGTTCGCACAAGCCATTAAAGCCGCCCCGACTGCCGATGTCCGTGAAGTCGTACATGGAACGTGGATAAAACATGATGACGGATATGTAGAATATTATGAGTGTTCTCATTGTTTGAAAAGGGCACCAGAAGATACTGAATTTGACTTCTGTCCGTGGTGCGGGGCTGATATGCGAGAAGGAGGAGAGTAATGCCATATAGGGTTCAACTTGAATACAACGAACCAACTCCGAAATGTTGCTCCGACTGCCGATTTAATTATGACTGGCTTTACTGCACATTGGATATGGATCAGCGCGTGACAACGCATGACGAAGGTAGACCGGATCATTGCAAACTTGTTCAGATTATACGGAAGGAAGACGAGTAATGGAAGGGTTCAAAAACAGATTCCTTGCTCCCAATGCGGCCATTACAGATGCCGAACGCCATGACGAATATGTCAAACTGATATTAAGAAGGAAGTTGATGGACTTGATATCTGCAATGACTTCGGAGAATCAAGAATACATGATCATGTACGAAGTCAGCGAGAAACCAAAACCGGAATATGAAGCTACTGAGTTTGTGGTAAATGCCTGGCTACAGAAAATGATTCGATGTGGCGAGTGTAATTTTGGATATTCAGGGTGGTGCGACAGGTTCAATATGTTTGTGAACCCGAACACATATTGCGCTTGGGGGATAGCGTTGGATGATGCGAACAAGACCGATATACATGGAAATAACGACGGACGAGTATGAACTGCCGCTGGTGGTTGCTGATACCATCGACGAGTTGGCTCGTATCGTCCATCGGAAACCAAGCACGCTGAACCGCAGCATCAATCATGCGAAACATGGCAGATACATTCGTGTCGTTATTGAGGAGGACTTAGAAAGTGAGTAAGAGAGCGTATAACCCCGTGCATCTTGCGTGGGCCGGAATAGGAGAGACGTTAGTGCAAGCGGGTAAAAGTGAGATTACCGCAGAAGACGCTGTGAGAAAAATTCGAGGGTATATGCAGATGATTGACGAGCCGGGCCGGTCGAAATGGATTCTGGCGAAAAATTCAATGTCACCGCATCATGAATGTTTTCGCTGCTGTGGACAGGCACTGCGTGATATGGAAAGCAGGAAGGAAGCGCTGACGAATTTCTGCCCCTACTGTGGCCGTGAGATGGTAAATGCGGAGGGTGTGGGTAATGATGACAGCCCGGAGACCAAGAGATGAAAAGAAGCCTTTATCGTAAAATCAGCAAAGGAATCTGCAAGGGGTGCGACCATCCAGCATGGAGTCCGAGCAAGCGGATTGATGCACGAAGAGCGTGTATCAAATGCAGGAAGGAGCGCACCCGCCGGATTAAAGAGAGGAGACAAACATAATGAGCGAGAAACCGTACGTGCGAATTACTTGTTGTGGTGATTGCATCCACTACAACTGGAAGAAGCACAAGTGTTCGGCAGGCGGGAAGGAAGAGGGGCCAGCAACATTCCCATTTTATACGGATTGTCCATTAGGAATTCACTATGACAGCAGGTGGACTCCATGTAGCGAAAAACTGCCGGAAGAAGCAGGAGAATATCTGGTAACCTATCATCCTTGTTATTGGGATGATGTTGAGTGGGATAAAAGGAACGTAGGGCTGGACATGTTCAGAGGAAAAGCACAGTGGGCCAAACGTAAGTATCAGAGGGTAATTGCATGGATGGAAAAGCCGAAACCATACGGAGGAGAGAAGAAAAATGACACAGGAAGAGAAACTACAGGAGATAACGGAGCATTGTAGGACACACCACTGTGATGGCCGGAGAAATCTATGCATATTCCGAAGCCCGATGATATTGGAAAGCATAAATGGATTCTGCCTTATCAGCGAGTGGGAAGAAGGAGAATCGATGGAGTTGGCAGACCCACTACTGGTTGACTATCTGTATGGGAGGCTGGTGGCTTTTGTCAATGAATAAAGCTATTGAGCATGGCAAGGAGAAACGGAAACCTTATCAAGGCTCAAAAGCATTTGACAAGACTTGCCGAAACCACGGTGGCTGCGACTGGTGTAAAGAGAATCGAACCATTGCCTACACCAAGGAGAAGCTAAAGATGGACAGTAAAGAAGACGAGTGGGAGGATGAAAATGACAACGGAGTCTAAGGTAAAGGCCAGAGCAGAGTCGGTTCTGCACAAGACTGAATTGACCGGAATGGATGTGTGGAGCATAGTAGCCCCGATTCTGGCTGAATTCAATGTGCTGTATCCGAACACCAAAGAAGTTATGACCGAGTGCTATGTGATGGTGTTTGGGGCATTAAAAGAATATGACGAAAGGAGGGGGAATAGGTGAATGATTTCACGCTGAGAGAAATTAAGAAGATATGCGAGACGCATGCATGTCATGAGTGTCCGGCCAATGACCCGGATCATGTAAAGCCGTGTCTGTTTCTGTATAGCACTCCTAGCGACTGGCCGATAGGCGAGAATGAACCAAGCAGCGGTGAGTGGCCGTGGGTGTGGATTACGGATATTACGCTTCTGAGCATCGAGGAATATAAGAAGCATAAGGACGACATACCATTCGTAAGCACCTGGTGGTGGCTGCGGTCGCCGGGCGGCAATACTAACTATGCTGCTCGTGTTGACTATTTCGGTTCCATCGACTACTTTGGCGATCGTGTCAGCCACGGTGACGGTGACATTCGTCCCGCTTTGAAACTGGGTACGACCCGAGGGTGCTATGTCGGAATGACCTTTGAACTGTGTGGATATGAGTGGACACTGATTGATGACGACCTTGCCATTTGTAACGAAAGCGTAGGCCAGACTTGCTTTAGAGATGATGCGGATGCAAGTGACGCAAACGATTATGAAAAGTCGGATATCAAGAAGTGGCTGGCTAACTGGGCAGAGGAAAAAGGAATAAAGAAGGAGACATATATGAAAGTATCATTAACCGGCTCAAACGTGCCGGAACAGCTTGAAATACCACCTATGCCGAAGATTGCTGATAACGACCAGAGCGCAAAGGCTGATGCCGGAAAACTGCCGCTTACCTTAGTGCCGAGAGAGATTATCCGGGCCATTGCGGCTACGAGACTTTACGGCGTCAAGAAATACCATGACCCGGATAACTGGAAGAGAGTAAGCAAAGAAAGATACAGGGATGCAGCATTCAGGCATTTCATAGCGTATCTCGATGACCCAGATGGAATGGATGAGGAAAGTGGGTTACCGCACCTGTGGCATTTGGCTACAAACATATCCTTCTTGTGCGAGTTGGAGAAAGAGGCTATTGACAATAACCGGGAATAGGCATATAGTGTGAATGAGAGATTTGAGTGGGGATTGCATTTCCTTTGAGAGACCAGTGAAAGCTGGCCTCTTTTTTATACAATTTATTTTTATTCAGAAAATGAATATTTATAGCTTGACAATGAATAATTCTTGTGCTAACCTTCGGGCCGAGAAAAGAGTAGGCGGTCTTACAACTACATATTGTGGTGGTAGCCCGCCTTTTTCTGCATTTAAACACAATATATAGAGAACATGAAAGACATATCACCAACAACAATCGAAAGCCAAGAGAAGATGTTTTTGACGCAGAAGGCTTATCCGGGCGTTGGCGAGAGACTTGCTATATACCATTGCTGTATGCTCTTCAATTGCCCGTATGTTACAGGCATCGGTGCGACCGACTGGAAGGAATACATCGAGAAGATAGGCGACAAAGCTTTAAAGCGATACGGCGATGGCGTTACAGATATCCGTGTGGTGCTTGCCGACGTGCAGGACAAACGGAACAAGTGGGTAGTTGAGTGGGGCAGAGGCAATGCCCGCAACCCATATACAGATGCCGACTATGAGCGGCTGGATGAGATATTCCGCAACTATGCATCTCGATTAGAGAGTGCAGGCGGCATGGATGCTTTACAGGATGCCACTTTGCATAACTGCTCTATCATGCAGTTACAGGCTGAAAAGGCCATCGTAAAGGGCGACAAGGAATCCATTGATATAGCCACCAAGCTGAACAAGATGATTCAGGATAATCTGGCATCAGAGCAGTTGCGGAGGAAAGACGCTCCGTCAGCCGAAGACATAAGGCCGGACGGCTTCGTAGACCTACTGAGGAAACAGTACGGCCTTACCGTAGAGATGAGCAAGGAAGATGTCCTTGAGGCCATCCACAAATGGTTTACCTCTCATCACTATCCGATAACAATGGACGCCGCAGAGTTTATGCTACTGTCGATTATCAACACGACCCGAAGGAATAACGACCTGCCTGAACTGGATGACCTGCCTGAGTATGCACGGATGCCAGAAGAACTGTCGGGAGAATTTGAATCCGAGCCGTCTGCCGAGGAGAAAGAGGCTTTCGCCTATCTTGGCATACCTGAAGACAGGAGACGACACAGTGGGCCGAAAAAAGAAGCTTGATAGCAATCCGGCAAACAACATAAAGATTGGAGCGACTGGACAAACAAGTAACCCGAAGCCGATTGAAACGCAGTACGGTGTTCTGGGTGATGGGTGGGGGTTGCTGATTTCCTTTATCAGGATATTTCCCGACTTCCTGCTTGACCTGTATCGGTCGCCAGAAGCCGACTATGGCGAGGAAACTCTGATACAGCGTATCACCATGCGAGTACAGGCCAGATATCAGTATGTTGATATCACAGGTTGTCGAGGCATGACAAAGACATCCACGACATTTAAGGGCGAGATGGTTGAGGAACAGGTGTTCCCCGGCACAAAGACTTCTTATTATGGGCCGTCCTACAAGCAGATGTCTAAGATTGGAAGCCAGACATTCCATGCACTTGAACATGACTATCCCGGCCTTACCCGGAACTTTGTTATTAAAGCCGAGGGCATAGACCGATTCCAGTGGGTAACACCATTTAAATCCAGCTTCAGCATCACAGCTATGCGAGGCGATTCCGTACACAAGGTAATCGCTGAAGAGTATGCACAGGAAGGCTTTTCTGCGTTTGACTACGATGAGTACAAGCAGACAGTACTTCCGGCTGTCAGGCTGGTATACAGGGTGAATGGTAAGCCAGACCCCAACTACGTACCTTTCAAGCAGCATTCCATTACATCTGCCGGGCGTAGACAGAACCACGCTTATGAAACCAGATGTACGCATTACATCATGATGCAGAGAGGCGAGAGTGCCTTTGTAATGGATGTGCCATATGATGTAGTGCTGTTGCTTGGCATGCGGCCAGTGTCCTACGTGGAAAACTTAAAGAACACGCTGACGCCGGACGAGTGGGCCAGAGAAATGGAGAGCCGATATACAGGCGCGGATGTTAACCCTGTAATATCGGATATGGCATTAACAGAAGCCAGATGCTTGCAGATGATGGAAGACCATCACTGCTGCAAGGATAAAAACAATAAGCTTCAGCCGTCGGACGTCATCTACATTGTGGGATATGACGTATCGTATGCGGATGGAGCGAGAAACGCCAAGTGTGCCTGCGTGGTGATTAAGTGTACCCGACAGTCCGAGTGGATTAAACGAGATAAGTTTATGAAGCAGGTTGTGTACGTGGAAGACTGGTCACCGCAAAACGCAATGGAACAGGCCAAACGGCTTAAGAATATCTGGCACAGGTTTTCTTATGAAGGTTCAGCTACCTACATAGCAATTGATGCTTGGCAGTACGGTTCCTCTGTAGTACAGGCATTGATGCAAGATCTTCATGATGGACTGGCACCTCTGTGTATTTACGAACACAAGCAGTATACCGAGTTTGAACTTGAGTATGCGCTGCCTGTGATTTATCCAATTAAGGCCGGTGGCGTAGGCACGACAGACCCGGATGCAGAAATGATTCGTAACGCTGAGTTACAGTTTGAGTACCGCAACGTGCAGTTGCTTGTCAGCGACTTCCAGTCGGGTATGGAGGCTTACAAGACCTACCACAGGATTAAGAACGATAACAGCGACTATGCTATCTATCAGCCGTACAAGAAGACGAATGAACTGGTAGCACAGATACAGAACCTGAAGAAGGTTCCGAATGCTGCTGGGGTATCTGAGAAGAGAATCTCCAAGCAGATACAGCGAGATAGTTGGTCAGCGTTGAAATACGCACTGCGGTTTGCACAGATACTGGAGCGTACAGAACTGCTTGCCACTATCAGAGTTAAGTCGGACTGGCAAGACCTGCTGAAGGACTACAAGAACGCTGACGAGGCAACGCTTATGACCGTTGCTCATGCCAGCCCGAGAGTTCGGGTCATTGGCGGCAGACGTGGAGGACGAATAGCATAATGGATGAACAGAAGGAAACAAAACTGTACAGGCTTTATGCCTTGCGTCCGACAAGCGACAACATAGAGATGGCATCCGGTGAGCGGTTCCACCGTATTACGCCGGGCTACATTCTGATATACACACAGAGCGAACAGCCGGACAAGTCTGTAGAGATAACCATCAAAGAAGCGGCGGCCCTGACAGCCTATGACAAAACATGGCTGCGGGACTGCGTGAAGATTTTGCTGATAGAGGCGGTTACTTCCGAACCTAACGAAAACCGTGTGATTGACATGCTTCTGAAGGTTGAGCAGGCACTGGCGGCTGAGAGCGAACGCTACAGGCAGGAAGCTGAAGCAGAAGAGGAATGATAACAAATGGCAGAAAGATTAAATCTGACACAGGAATTAAATAGAGTTCGGTATGCGGACTTCCATACTATTTCTGCCAAGATGCAGGAGCTGTCCGAGCAGTATTCTGATCTGCCTACCAGTAGCATACTGACTGCATTTTCTTCCGTTGGACTGGGTAATCCGTATATCCAGAATCGACGGGTAAAGAACATCAGTACGAAAGCTGCTGGATATACCAGAGATCAGATTGAGGAGATGCTCGACTCCCCTGATTACAATGAACTTCCTCTGCGTCAGGTGGATAAGCACATTGAAACTTCTTCCTATCCGCTGTTCCATATGCGGCACATCTATCAGAACCTGCTGACTTATCACAGTTATATTGCACCGTACCTTTCCAATGACCATGACTCAGAAACAGACCAGTTCTGGAGAGAGTGGAAGCTTCTTGAAAAGCTGCGTACTGAGATGGACGTCCGGTCCGTGGCTCATATGATTACCGGGCAGGCGTTACAGGAAGGTAAGGTTTTCTATTATCCGAGAATCAGTATTGATAAATCCCATAACAAATGCAACTACGCTTTTATGCAGCAGTTGCCGTCTGACTGGGTAAAGATTGTCGGGTTCAATAACAAGTCCAAGTACACTCTGGCGTTCAACCTGCTGTACTTTGCGCAGGTTGGCACAGACATTCGTCAGTTCGGCGACCTGTTTTCGGATTACATCGATGACTTTAACGATGCGGTATACCCCGCACCGAGGTGGCAGGACGGCAAGATTGTGTATGCTTCCAAGTCAAGCATTGACCTTACAAGGGTACACGACAGCCGGGTCAACGCCTATAAGCAGAACGGTACTTGGTTCTACTGGGTAACACTTCCGGTTGACAAGGTATTTACCTTTGAGATTGATGACACCAACCGCAGTGTGTACTCGCCGTTTGTGGGATTGTTCCTCGATTTATTACAGCTTGTCACCTATGAAAAGGTACAGCTTGAAATCGTTCAGAACCCGCTCATCAGCATCCTGACTGGTGAGATTCCGTACTTTGAAGACAAGGGCATAAACAATGCTGACCAGTATAAGTTGAGTAACGCTGGGCGTTCCCTGTTTGAGGCTCTGTTCTATCAGACCTTATCAGCGAACAACACTGGAGGCATCGGGTTCTTTGCCGCACCGCTTCAGAACATGAAGCTTCAGTCGCTTGGCGAGGCCCCGTCTGCTATGGAGATATCCAACAATGGATACAGCTACACGGTGAATAAGGCAGGCATCTCCGGTATCCTTCCGACAGACAGCGATACACGGTCCGGCCTTGCGGCTATCTCGCTTATGATTGAGAGCCAGTTCGCCAAGCCTATCTACGACGGATTTGAGCGGATGTTCCGGTGCCTTATTGAGAAGCTGAACCTGAAGTATTCGTGGAAGTTCGTGATGTTCGGTGATCTTTCTGCTGACAAGGACGAGATGGAACGTGCGAGACAGGGCATGACGCTTGGCATTCTGCCCGACACCATTCGCTATCAGGCGTTGAACAACCAGTCAATCTTTGATGATATCAGCATCAGTGATGCGATTATCAATTCCAATCTGATGGAGAAACGGATACCTCTTAAGTCCACCTATACGGACAGCGGGAATGCTGCTGACCCGGATAACGAGGGAGGCAGACCGAGAAGCGAGGGCATCAACCCCACCAGTGAAGGACAGGAAAACGATGAGGACTCAATGGGTACGACACGCTTCCTGTAAGTAAAAGTTAATAATACCGGGGATAGGGTAGCTCCCGAAAAGTGGAAAGCCTTACCACCTTCCCCGGATTATTCCAAAAGGCAGTTTGCTTAAAGGCGGCAAATAATGCGCAGGAGATATGCACTCCTTCTGCGTGTTGTTTGCCGTCTTTTTATTTCAGAAACGAGGTAGCGATAATGCTCGAAAAGCTTGGCGAATTAAGAGTTCTGCAAAGACTGAATAAGTTCGAGTTTGGGGTTGAACTCTGGATCATGCGGTCTGGACTCAACCGAAACGGATGGAACTACCAGAATATCCAGCAGAACTATTTAACCTTTGTCGGCGCACCTATTCTGTGTTCTTTCCCCGGTGGACGCATCGGTGGCGGCCATGATTCCAAGGAGATTACAGACCCGAAGACCGGAGAGAAGTACTACAGCTTCATCGGTGCGAACTATGAAAAGATTGTCGGCACCTTAAGCGGTGACCCGGAAGACTTCCGGCTTGAAGAGGTTGACGGGGAAACGTGGATTGTAGCCAAAGGCCGACTGTTTACGTTCTACGCCAGAGAGCTGGTGGAACACATTATCGAAACCGGGATTATGGAGGTTTCTGCGGAGACAGAAGTAACTGAGTCGTACATGGAAGGAAATGTTGAGGTCTTTACCCAGTGGGTAGGTCTTGCTGTAACTATCCTTCATGAATCAGTACCGCCTGCAATCCCCGGAGCAAGGATTGAAGAGCTTGCTGCAATGAGAGAAGAGTTCAATTCGCTGTGTCTCAAAGCAGCCTCTTATATAAACGCTGAAGCGGACGAAGAAGAACCTGCTGAAGAAGAGGAAGAAGAGGAACGGGTTCCTGTCCACAACAACGAAGAAGAAACCAATGATAAGCCGCACCCTACTAATCCGAAAGGAGAGGAAAAAAAGTTGATTCTTATGAGTAAGAAGCAGGTAGCAGAGATTGCTCCCCGTTTCAATGGCTACACAGTACTTGCCGGTGGTACCGATGAGAACGGTATGCACTTTGTACTGATGGCTGAGAACGGCGACACTGCCGTCTATACGATGGCTAGTGCGGACGAGACGATTGCGCCTGAAAAAATCAACAGAGTTGAGGGGCTTGCTTCTTTCAGTTTCGGAGAAGATGCCAAGCTTGATGTATATGTATACGAACTGACTGATGCTCTGTCTGCAACTATTGTAGCTGCGAATAGCAAGATTGAGAAGCTTGAGGCTGACCTTGCTGATGCAAATGCGACCGTTAAGACCATGACCGAGAACGAAGAGTCCCGCCGTGTTCAGGCCGCTCATGCCTGCGCTGCTAATACCCTCGCAAAGTTCAATGCTAATCGTGAGCGCAAGGTTGATTCCGACATCCTTACCGCCATCAACGCTGCTATCGACAACGGAGACTTCACCCATAGCGTAACCGAAAAGGGCGAATGGGCCGGTGAAGCACAGGTAGCCGAAAAGGTTCTGGCCGCTTGCGCCAAGAAGATTGCCGAGTTCGATGCAGAAGACGCAGCTAAAAACAAATCCACCTACATCTGGGAAGGAATGGCCAGCCGTTCTGAGGACCTTGACGATGTTGCGGCCCTGCTTTCCAGCTTTGGTATGTAAAGGAGTGAATTCTAAATGAGTTTTCTTGCTAATACTGCCTTCGAGCCGAAGGTAACCAACAACAGATTTGACGACCTGTGCAACGTAGCGGGTGTGTTCTACGTAGACAGCGCAGTTGCTGACTGTTCCGCAGGTATCCTTGTGGTTCGTGATGCACTGTTACCTGATCAGGTGTTTGCAGACATCAACAACCTGAACACTTGGAAGATGAAGGCTGCGACTGCGACCACCAACATGAACGATGTTGTCTATGCCTGCAATACCCATGACAGCCAGAAACTGGACGGCTACTATGTCGGCCACAGAACTCTGGGCCTTGGCATTCCTGCAGGAGAAATTGGTGTATACACCAAGATTTATTTCGAGGGTGACAAGATTTATCGCTTTGGCGTTGGCAACTTCACTGCTGCCATCGGCGACAACGAGTATGCCACCATCGGTGCGAATGGACAGCTTGTTCCGGCTGCCGCTGCTCCCACTGATGCTGGCTCCCTGTACTTTAAGATTCTTGCTACCGGCAACTTCCGTGAAGGCTCTTCTCAGAGCTTCGGCTACGTAGATGTGCTTGCATGTCGTGTAGCGGTAGCGGGCTAATCAAGCGAAAGGAGAATAAACAATGGCTAAAATTTCTTTTAACAGCATCCCTACAGATGTGCTGAAAGTTAATAGCGGTTCCGGCTCCGATCGCAAGAGAGCGGAATTAGTTGCTCTTGGCCGCCTCCTGACTATCGAGAGCGCAAACAAGGGCGTTGCGGCTGTTCGTGCCGCCAACAACAACCTGACCGCTGTTGCTGAACCCCAGCTTACCCCCATGAAGTATAAAGAGGCCAACGAAAAGTTCCGTGACGAACTGTTCGTTTATGCGGCCCGTAAGGCTTGCGAAATGACCGGCGAAGAGGCTCCCAGTTCCTTCGATGAGTTCAAACGTCAGTCTCTGAGATGGTATGGCAATGCCAACCTGTATCGTGTACTTCAGGGCATCATCACCGAGATTGTGTCTCCCATCATCCCCACCATCTACTCCGAAGCAGTGGATTACTTTGCGGATGTTATCGAGGTTGGTTTCGGTGAGACCGAGGAAATCGTTGTTACTTCCAATGAAATCCCGGTGTTCCAGGATACCGCATGGGGCGCACAGAGAAGTACTCCGGCGAACTATTTCTACGATAAGACCTATAAGCTGTCTCCGAAGCCCAGAACCGCTGAAATTAAGGCTAAATGGTTCCAGCTTATCAGCAACAACACCGACTTTGGTCGTTTCATGGCCAACCTCGCTGCTGGTCTGTATGCTAAGACCCTTGGCCTGTGGCAGGCTCAGATGTCTGCGGCCATCCTTGACACCACGATGGTTCCGACTGACCTGTCCGTTACCTTCAATGCTACCAACTGGGTGAAAGTAGCTGACAGACTTGCTGCTCTGAATGCCACCACCATCGACAACATTGTTGCTTATGGTGCGGCCCTGCCCCTGTCTAAGGTTCTGCCCACCAACGTGACCGGCAGCACCAACGCTGACATGGATGCAGCTATCGCCACTCTGCTTGGCTCTGAACTGGTACGCTCCGGCTACCTTGGCCAGTTCTACCGTGTGCGTCTGATGCCCCTTCAGAACGCCATCGTTCCGAACACCATCGACACTGTTCTGGCTGATGACGTGATCTACATGCTGGCATCCAACGCTCGTAAGCCCATGACCATTGCTTACAACCGTGACACGCCTCTGACTCTGGAGATTGACCCGGCTAAGAGCGGCGACATGGAGATGGGTATCAACATGACTATTGCTGTTGATGCTGTATCCGTATTCGCTGACCACATTGCGGTAGTAAACATCTAACGACGGTAACGAAGTCTCTTGGATTTCGCCTTCATAGTCCCTCCTTATTTATTCCGGGGATGGCGGGTGTTGCACCCACCCGTCATCCTTCGGGCCACTAAAGCACAGCCTGGTCGTGCGCCGCACTTGTAATGCGGAGAGCGTAGGTCCGAATCCTACTGGTGGCTGATTACTATAAACACCATTTATTAGAGAAAAGGCAAAGGAGAAAGATAAATGGCAAGAACAGCAAGCACTAAAGGAACTAAGACAACCAAAACCACCAAGGCTTCCAAAGCTAAAGAACCTGTGGCAATGCCTGAGGCGATCGTAGAGGAATCTGTCGTGGATGAAGTGAAGGTTGCAGAACAGAATAACGAAGAACTTCCGGCAAAAGCTGTTGAAGAACCCGCAGCCGAAGAGACTCAGGTGTCTGAAATGGAACTGCTGAAACAGCAGAACGAACTGCTCAAAGCCCAGCTTGACGCCATGTCAGCACAGATTAAAGAACTGAGTGAAAAGAAGCCTGCACCGCCTACGGTTGTTACCTATGCGGCAGACACCGAGCGAGTTCACTTCCTGTGGGAGGCTCCGGTTGCAAAGGATAACATTGTGGACTTTGGCCCGAACGGTATGTACGGAAGAATCGTCGGCAAGAGCGGCAGCTTTTATGTGCCGAAAGCAGACCTGTCCCGGATTATGAGCGCAGATGTTCGCACATGGATTGACAAGAGATGGCTGATTATTGTCAGCGGCCTTGATGAGGTGGAACGTGACGCATTCAACGCCAACTATAAAGAGGGCGAGGTTCTGGATCGGAGGGCGTTCGAGAGGATTGTTGAAATGGGCGACGAGATTCTCAACATCTACCCGGAACTCTGCGAAGAACACAAGAAGATGGTGGCCAAAACCTACTACGAATCATGGAAGAAAAAGAGCGTTTACGTGAAACGGGAAACCGTTCTTGCTCTTTACAAGATTGATGGGGCGATGGCGTTCAAAAAGATTCTTGAGGATATGAATGCTCAAGAGATTGAACAGTAAAGGAGAAAATCACAATGGTTACTCGTGTGAATCCGCATGACATGGGCGTGCATGAATATCGTGGGCTGGACGAAGATATAAGTCTTCTTTTTCACACACAAGCGGAAATCGAGAGGATGAGAGAAACGCTCAATTCTGAAGGGGGTATTGGCATTCCATTAGACGGCATTTCAGTAGGCGGTATTACCGAGGACGCGACGCTGCCAAATCCAGACGACATGATAGCGAATGATGATATACCTAACGGCTCCTCGTTTTATGCGATGGATACTGGGACGCTGTATTTCTTCGATGCGGCTAATCGGTACTGGATAACATCTGACAGCTCGATTGATCCTGTCAGTGGTGATGACAGCGGCGGGGGAGTGCGTTAACCAACTATTCCCAATAACGCATTAGGGATAGCGAAGCGAGACTCGCACGATTGCAACACGATACTTACATGGGGAGACAACAGAAGTGAAAGAAGTAATCATAGCGGTGATATCAGCAATCGGGAGTGCAGGGTTCTTTACCTTTTTGCAGTTCTTAATCTCACGAACAGACGCACGGAATAGTGACATAAAGGACATTAAGAAAAAGCTCACGAAGATAGAAAAGGATTCGATTCGAACGCAAATGCTGATGCTGATGCAGCAGTACCCAGACAATGAACATGAGGTGCTGACACTGGCTGAGTATTACTTCACAGACCTACACGCAAATTTTTACATGACAAGTATGTTTACAAAGTGGCTTGCATTGAATCATATCGAGATTCCCGGATGGTTTATCCAAGCAGAAAGGAGTAGCCGTGAATGAAATTGATAAGAACGAGGTCCTGATGGACACTACACCCGAAACTGAAGAGACCGTTTACATGGAACATGAACTGCATGTTACCGCAGGAACTATCGCCAGAACTATTATCCTGATTCTGGCCATCGTCAATCAGATATTAACGATGCTGGGCAAGCCTATTCTGCCGATTAACAACGAGCAGATTGCGGAGTTGGTAGCCAGTGTTTGGACTATCGTGATGTCCTTTATCACTTGGTGGAAGAACAACTCCTTTACGCAGGCTGCACTGGCGGGCGATGTGGTTATGCGGTCACTGAAACTTGGCGCAGTGGAGATTGACGAGGATGCCGACTGATTATAAACAGACAGACCCCAGATGGAACTATCTTCCGTTTGCGGGAGAGAATATCAACAACGCAGGATGTGGCCCGACAAGCTGTAGTGACGGACTGGATGTTACCCCGGATAAGACGGCTGCATGGATTCAGAATCATGGATATGCCAGTAACGGTAGCGGAACATTCTGGGAGGGCATTCCGGCCTGTATCCGCGCTTATGGCAAGGAATGCACACAGATTGTGTATAGTTCCATGCTTGGTACAAGAACATCAGCCGTGTTCGATAAGTTCCTTGCTCATTTAAAGAGCGGTTATTGCGGCGTACTGCTGATGGGTAATGGCGGCTCACCGGTTAAATGGACAAACGGTGGCCATTACATCTTTGCCGCCGACTACAAGGACGGCAAGATTCTCATCTATGACCCGGCATCGGATGTCCGTACAGGATGGCATGCATGGAGTGATTTCATTCCTTCTGTAAAGATTCTGTACACCACAAATATTCCGACCGTATCAGCACCTGTCGAGGGATACTCTTACGAGTTCGAGATGGAGTGGCTGCATGAGGGTTCTGTTGGCCCGAGAGTCAAGCTGATTCAGAAGGTTTGGAAGGCCATTGGCGTGTACAAGTACAGCATTGATGGCAAGTACGAAGCCGGAACCAAAGCGGCCTGCAAGAAGTGGCAGGAGCTGCACAGACTGGAGCAGGACGGTAGCTGTGGGCTGGATACACAGAGAAGCACGTTTAACCTTCAGAGCCGTGGCTATAAGTTCTATGTCCGGCACATTAAGAAAGGCAGTACCGGGGATTCCGTGGTACTGGCACAGTGCATTTTAATGGCTGAAGGCTATTACAAGGGAGCCGTTGATGGCGACTTTGGAAAGATGACCGAAGAGGCGGTCAAGTGGTATCAGCGTTCAAAACGAGCCGAAGGTAAGTATACCGGAAGCATCGACGGAGACATTGATACGCTCACATGGAAATGCCTTATCGGTTTCTAAACACAGGAAGGAGAGCAGGAGATGACAACCGTAGCAGATGTTATAAGTCAGGCGTTAATCATTATCGATGATAAGCGCATGCAGAGGGAATTAGCGGTTGACCCGGCTCTTTTCTACCGTAGATACAGTGCGTACCTCGAAACTGCAATTCAGCGGACCACCAAACCACCGCAGCTTTACCAGTACATTTCTTCAAACTACGTACCGCCTACTTATACAGATTATGAGTGGGTGAGTACGGAGGAAAGTATCGGTGAACCGACAACGATAGCTACCGGTAAAGCGGGGTTTGAACTGTGTTCCTGTACTGTGCTGTCTGATGATGGCATGAGCGTAACCGCATACAGCGATTTTGTGTATGACGAGGAGACGGGCGATATAACGATGGCTGCGCAGGTGGAAGCAGGAGTTCAGTACGACTTCAACTTTTACACAGACGGGTACTTTGAGAAAGACCTGACTCCGAGAATGCAGAGCCTGTTGGCAATGGCTTTCGGTATTGTCTGGGATGAGCGGTTCACAAGGAACTGGCTGAACATGCAGCCGAAGATTAAGGACGCATCCTTTGAGACGATTAACGAGGCCAACTACATGGATAAGTTAACCGCCCGGATGACACAGAACAGGCAGAACTTCTCTGATGAGATACGCAGTTATGAACAGGATTTCGCCTACCGCAATGTAGTAGGCGGTATCAAGCCCACAGATGTGTTTATTTAACAAGGTTTATAAGCGAAGGAGGGACGAGCAATGAGTATAGCGGATAGCATTAAAAACGCCAGACTTACCGCCGTTCCTTCTCTGTCTTTTAGGGGCAATGCTCCCGCTCAATACAATGTCAATCAGCAGTACCAGTACTATGGTGACGACCATGTCGCATATATCTTTGAGTATGCACAGTACGCATCGGATTATGTGACCGCAGATATCCAAGGACTGTGTGAAGCAGAGCCTCAGGCATGGATACGTGTGTATATCCGGCTTGCCGAACTGGTCAAAGCTTCAGCCGCCATGTCTAACAATTTTGATGACTACAAGATGATTCTGGTTTGCGGACTGGCACAGCAGCCGACAGTGGATTCCTGTTACATGACTGCGGATGGTCGGTACTGGGTGGAGCCACAGCAGGCATATACCGTGGTACGGCAGATAATGCACCATACCAGCTATATAAAACGTGGCTCGAAGCTGATAACGATGGGCAATACATGGCTCGTTACCAACCCGATGAACATGTCTGAGGGTGGTAAAGCCGTTATCCAGAGATGTAACGCTACGTGGAGATACCATGACTACTACGGCAATGTATGTGCCGAACCGTTCTGTGTATACCCACAGAAAATGAGGGCAAATGACCCTGATTCACAGCGTTCTTCCATGATTACCAAGGGTTATTTCGATGCCATTGCTCAGTTAAATGACGCCACACGGAATCTGCGGACGAATGAACGCATGATTTTAGGCTCTTCGGCCTACATGTTGTCCGGTTTCTCCGACTTTGCACAGGAGTTTACTGACGATGACAGCAGCGTAAACATCGTCTACTTCTCACTGAGATATGACGAGCCGAACGATGCAAAGGACGACATGGTTAACCGGGTAGCGGGTGGAAAACTGTTCAAATGGGAGCTTCTTGTAAGCGGGAAGACTGTTTTAAAGGCGGGTCAGACCGAACAGTTGACGGTACAGAGCCGGAGAAAGGACGTAATCGTAGAGAATACGATTGAAAAACCTATCTCTTACCTGTATTCATCCTCGGATGACAGCATTGCCACGGTTGACGCCAACGGCCTTGTCACTGCGGTGAGCGAGGGCCGGGCATACATTACAGTAACGCTTGAACAGAACACGAATGTTTCTCAAGACTATGGAATTACGGTGGAGGGAACAATGACAGCGACTCAAGTGGTGTTTGAATCGACAATTCCCGATACTCTGTCCATGTATGAGACGGTTACGATTGCAGCCGGGTACTACGAAAACGGCGAAAGAACCGCTGAAATGGTGGAATGGGAACTGTCTGGCGCAGAAAAGGATGCTTATACCTACACACTTAATGCGGACAACACCATCACGATTAAGTGCTGGGAGGGCAGCGTAGAAAGCCTGATTATAACGGCTTCTTACGGCGACTACAGCGATTATGCTGAAATTTGGCTTCGTGGACTGTAATTAACGGAGGAGAGAATGGCAAACGAAAACGAAATGATGGCTGAATTTGCCGACAACCTCTGGAAAAACTACATAAAGCCAAAGATTGCAGACGAATTAAAAAGCACTCTGACATACTACCGGGCCGTGGTAACCGATAACGAGGGGGACGGATACCTTACGGTACAGAAACCGTATGACAGCCCTATCAAGATACCTTGTAACAAGACATTGGAGGCCGCAGACATAGGCCAGTCGGTTTTGGTTCTGTGTTTTGGCAAAGGAAATGCCCAGAACCAGTTTGCATTTGCAACTGGGGCAATGGAAGATTTCTATTCCGACACCAACACGGACACGAGGGTCACGCAGGCTAGTTCGACAAGCGCAAACTGGAGACCGTTACTGTTTGCAAACAAAGGGGCGTCAACCCCGACTGGAAACAGTACGTCATCCACAACAAGCACAGCGTACTTCAACAAAAACATATCCGCACAGTTGAGTACAGGAACGATATATACGCCTAATCTTCAGCTTGGGAATGCGTTACCGATAGAGGAAGGCGGTACGGGAGCCGACAATGCAGCCGATGCCCGGGCGAATCTGGGAATAACCGAAGGAACGGTAAAAACTGCAAGTAACACGGCCAGTTCAGCAGTACGGAGAAGCGGAAGCGTAGTTACGCTGACGCTTCTGACAGGCTCACAGTCATGGTCGGCGGCTAACACCACATTGGGGTGGACCATCCCGGCAGGATATCGTCCTATTTCGGAAGTAAAGTTCGGTGGGTACACTATTAACTCCAACGGAATGGCAAACACATCTGCTGTCGTCACGATAACAACTGCGGGAGCCGTGCAGGTATACCCGAACGGAGCCGTGTCTTCGTCAAGGGCGATTGGATGTGCATCATGGATAACCAATGATGATTATCCGACATAATATAAACGATTTTCAAGGGGAGATTTGCCAATGACAAGAAGGACAAAGGTGGCTGAAAGATGCCATCACGCATACCGCAAGCCGGGTAAAAACGCAGTATTTTGCAAGGCGATTCCGTCTGAAGACATGGATTACTGCGTAAACCAGATTATGTGCCTGAGAACCTCTCGCTACGAGGCGGCTGAGTGTCAGGCATGCAAGTGGAGAAACGAGCCTGCGGTTAAATAAGATACTTGATCTCATGCAGAAAAAGAGAAAAGGAGAAAAGCATGGAATACATCGAAATTACCATTGACGACATGAAACGGGCCAGAACTTACATGCCTATCATGCAGAAAGCTGAGTTTGTAAACGCTGCTTCTGTGAATTGCTTCGACCAGCTTAACGTAAACGCCCAGTATGACAACGACAGCAGCAAGCCCTTACCGCACATGTATAAGGAAAACACCTTCCTTAAGTCCAGATATCTGATGGGAGCATTGCTGTCGTACTACTTCCGGTTCGACATTGACATGGTTGAAGGAACTGACTGGCTTGTGGCTGCGGATGACTATGACCGCTATGCGGGGGGCCGCATTTTCGAATGCTTACAGCGGTTTAAGTCCAATGCAGAGGTGCGGGACAAGGCTTATGACATCTTAGCCGACTATAAAGACCTCGAAAGCAGGCTGAATCGTGAGATTCACGGCATGTTAACAGCCATGAATGACCCGGTATCCAGAGCGTTAATGGCATTAACCCAGTCAATTGAGCCTGATGAAATGCAGAAAATGCTGGCTGACCTTGATAATCAGCAGCAGGCATTACAGGACTATTTAAAGAACAGAAACCTTTCTGTAGTCGATGATACGGCTGATGATGAGCCTTTAGTGGCCAAAGATGAGCCGGAAATGGCTGAAGAAGAGCCGGTATCGGCTGAATAAAGGCGTAAATGGAGGACGAAATGGTATCGTTTGACAGCCCTTTTTATCCATATGAGAAGGTTCAGGACTTTAACACCTTAAAAGGTGCGGAAGAGATACCATATAAAATCCTGATGTATCTGTTAGACCTGCCTGACAGGAACGGGTACGAACCTGTGGATGATAACAGCCGAGCAAGGGTACGGCTGATTAAATATCTGTATTATGACGAGCCAAATCCATTGGCACAGCCTCTTCCGACCCCGGAACAGAAGCTTTCACTGGTGTATTCCGGTGATGTGCCGCATCCCACCACGATAGAAGAGCGTGAGAAGCACCCGAAAGGCTACCGTGTGATGATGCAGAACTACACGATGCCGTCAGAGACAGACGCTCGTGTAATCCTTAAAGCGTGGATGGCACGTATCATTCCCAGAAGCGATTTCAAGACTGTTCTGGGTATTAACTTCGAAGTCACCATCAACTATGCACTGAATAACGTGATGAAGACCGAGAATTTCGACCGGATGTACACAATCATACAGTGCATCATTGAGGCCCTGCACGGTGTAAACATCACAGGCATAGGAACAGTCCACTTCAACAAAGTGGTCCACGGCGACTGTGGTTACACGTTGTACCACACCGAAGGAACATCCGTATACGGCAACCTCTTCATGGCCATTGAGTGGCAGGAGAGTGAACCGTATCCCGTCGTAGAAGACTACGACATGTATTAACCCTATATACCAACCAAAGTAGCAATGGAAGGAGATAAGCGAACATGAAAGAACTTCCTGCTCATATTATGGAGGCTGTTCATTCGTACAGACCTGTCACGATTAACGGCTTCACCCTTTACCCGATTCGGGTAAGGAACTACACCCAGTTGCTTGTAGCACGGCAGGGCATTGGCTTTATGCAGCAATCTTTATCAGTGGAGCTGATGAATATGCCCTTCTTACAGGCACTGTACCGGGTGGATTTTGACCGGACAATCAATGGAGAACCTACAACTGGACTGTTTGCAAGCTGTTTGGTGGCCTTGGCCTATGCGTTGCGGCTTACGTATTGGGACGAGACGGCTGAAGAAGCCTGTAAGCGGTTCAAAATACAGGTTGATACGGAGAACCCCGGTCTGCTTAAAGGCTTGCTGTTTGATATAGACGGTGATGAATCAATGTTTATGTCCCCGCAGCAATTCAACCGTGTGAGGGAAGTAATAGCTGCTCAGAACGGCATTTCCATTCAGGAAGATGACGACAACCCTGAACTGGTACAAGCCGAGCAGGATATTGCCAGCCAGAAAGCACCGAATCTGGACATCAATGTTTATAGCATGGTGCATTCTATGGCGGCTCTGACACACACGGACGAGGCTGAAATCTTTGACTGGCCTATCCTGAAACTGCATCACCGCATGGAATCTTTTAAGAAGATTCTGGACTACATGGTGTGCGGTATTGGTGAATCACAGGGAACAAAATGGAAAGGGGGAAACCCCTGCCCGAATCCGTGGTTCGATAAGCTTTCAGCAGGCAAAGGCGGTCTGGTCTCGCTTGGCGAATTTGCGGGTGGGCAAGCCACGCAAACGGTACTCGAAGGAGCGGCTGCTCAACAGCATTTGAGTATCGTAAAAGACACTGAAGATTAAGACATTCACACAAAGGAGTGAATAATCGACATGATTAAATTTACCGACACTTCCGTGTATTTAAAGGGAACAGGTAATGCAATCGTAAGTGATCCGCAGACTGGAGATATCTTCTTCCAGTCTTCTCAGTTCACTACAGGCAACATTACTCCTTCCGTAAACCTGAACGAAATCAGAGCGGGCGTGGGTAACCCCATCGTGGCCATGATTCCCTCTGATGCGGCGGTTGCGGTAGACTTCGATTCTGCTGCATTCTCCCTGCCTATGAAAGCGGCCCAGCTTGGTGCTTCCCTTCAGTATTCTGCACCTTCTCAGGTGTGTCAGACTGTAAATGCGACAAGCGCAAGCCTTGCGGTGGACATCACCACATATGCACCGACCGCTCCTCTGGGCATGGCAGACCCCATCTGCTTCGTTCAGGAGGTTGGTGCTGAAAGCTTTGTTGGCGTTGATGGCACTGCTTATGACATCAACCCCACTACTGGTGTTATCAGCGGATTTACTGCTACTTCCGGCAAGACATATAAGGTATGGTACTACGCCATTAAACCCGCCGCTCAGTATGCCACTATCACTTCCCTTATCGACCCGAAGGTTGTTCGTTTCGAGGTGCAGTTCCCTGTATTCTCCAACAAGACCTCCAGTGGCGTAAAGGGTACAAGAATCGGTTACATGTATGTCACCATTCCGTATCTGAAGTTACAGGCTGATGCTGCTGTAAACGGCGATCAGGGAACCGCTGATACCACTAAGGTTTCCGGTCAGGCTATTGCCTATGAGTCTGATGTCGTTACCCCCACCTGTGCTGATGGCGATGAGGCTGTTCTGGCTTACTACACCTATGTACCGGACAATGCGGCGGGCAACATCGTTGGCCTTGCTGTTGTTGGCGGTGTAGTAGAAGTAGTCAGAAGCACCTCTGAACAGGTTCCTGTTCGTCTGGTAATGGCTGATGGCTCCCTTGCCAATCCCGGCAACTTTGCCAACGGCTTTACTTACACCTTAACCGGCGCCCCCAGTGGCACCACTGTTTCCAACTCTGGCGTAATCACTGCGGGAGCCACCGCTGGCGACTGCGACCTCACCATCCAGTATGCAAACGGAGATGAGACTCTGACCTGCACCGTTTCCGTAAGCGTTGTAGCGGGGTAATACCCGGTGCGGAAAGTGATGTGGTCGGCATCGGGCAAGTAGATTATATGATCCTGAGATCATAAGTGAAATCACATCAAATGGCAAGGCTATATGGCTTTGTCTGATGTCACAGACAGGCTTGCGGTGGTAGATACCTACTGCCGCAGGCCGTACTGATTTCGAATAGTACGCACTTAGGTGCTTGATATAAGCCCCGCCCTTGAAGGGGTGAGGCTATTTCTTTAGGGAGGTAACGGTAAATGGCTCGAATCTTTGCAGATGTTGCATCGTTTGAAGCTGCACTTGAGAGTGCAGTGAATGAGATTATGGAATCTGTTGTAGCAGACGAAATGGTTAAAGAAATACAGACGTTTGCACGAAACCGATTTTATCGCTACGCCCCTCAATACAGACACAGACGTGTAACTCGTGGCGGTATGATTGACCCCGAGAACATGGAAGTGAACTATGATCCTGTTAGCCACGAATTGACCATTGATATGGTGGCTGATTGGCAGTGGAAAGGCTTCCGCAGAGGTGCAAATCCGTCTTTGCCTGATGGTGACCTTGTAGACGTTGTGCAGGAGAATCAGATATATAATGCCCCGCCACGTTCCTTTGTATCTGAAGCTGAAGCTTATTATCAAAGCAGAAGGCTAGACAGAACACTGGAGAGAGAGTTGCAGCGATATGGGTTTTAAACGAAAGGGAAGTATGCAATGGCTGAAGTCAAGCTTTCTGTAAACGTAGAAAAGACAGGCGTTGATAATCTTGAAAAACAAGTAAATTCCATAAGCCAAAAGGGACTGAAGCTTACTATAACTGGTGCAACTCCCAAAGTGCTGGAGAATTATTCTGCTCAGATCAAAAAGCTTACCAATGCAGCTATCGCAGAGGCTGAAGCCGATAGAAAGCTTAAAATCGCGAAAGAACAAGCCAACATTGCACGCGCTAATGCAAGGGGAAAAGCGGCAGAAGAAGCGATTCAGGCTCAGAAAACGGCGGCAAGCATTAAAACGGCAGAGGCCAAGGTCCAGACAGAGCAGAACAAAACACAGCGTTCTTATGAACAAACTAAGCGTGCCGCTATTTCGCTTGAAAAAGAAAAAACAAAGTTAGCGGGTGCATCTACTAGGGAGGCTGAAGCTGAGGCCAAGACAGCGACTGCTCATGCACGAGAAGTAGCTGAAGTAGAGAAAACAAGAAGAGCGCTGCTCAAACATGAGGAACAACTAAATAAGACCACTAAGGCCAACGAAAACTTCTTTGCATCTATGCTGAAGGCTAAAGCAGTCAGCCTTGTGGTTCAGACAATAACCTCACAGTTCAAGGAAGCTCTTGAAACGATGAAAGCGGTCGATACCGAACTGGTTACTATCCGTAAGGTTACGGGGGCCAGCGATGAACGTATTGATGAGATTCGTCAGGCCGCTTACAGTACTGCTTCCAAGTACGGCGAGAGCGCAGCCGGATATCTCGGGGCGGTGGCCTCCTTCTCTCGTGCTGGTTATGGAGACTTAGCTGAATCTTTAGCTGAAGTAGCGACTAAGACACAGTTGGTTGGCGACGTGGATCAGGAAACTGCCGTGCAGTTCCTTCTGTCTACTGATGCTGCCTATAAATATAAAGGTTCTGTCGAAGACCTGACCAAGGTCCTTGACGGAGCCAATGAAATCGACAACAAATACGCCACCTCCATCCAGAAGATTGCCGAAGGCATGGGCCTTGTCGCTCCTGTAGCGGCACAGGTTAATGTTACCGAGCAGGAACTGGCAGCAGCCATTGGTACTATCACAGCAGTGACACAGCGTTCCGGTACTGAAGCTGCCCGTGCATTACGTTCTTTGTTCCTGAACATCATTGGCGATACCACAACGGAAATTGAGGAGGGCGTAACAGCGACAGAAGAGTCCGTTACCTCACTTCGTAATCTGTTAAAACGGTATGCTCCAGAGGCGGTAGCAGCAGCAGAAGCTACGGGCAAAATCATTGACCCGATGGAGGCTATTGCTGCGCTGTCGAAAGCCATGCAGGATGGTTTGTTAACTGAACAGCAGTTAATGGAATCCTTGTCCAGTCTGGGCGGTAAGCTTCGTATCACGCAGTTGGTGTCGTTAGTCCAGAACTATAACGGCATGTACACTGATATGCTGCACGATTATTCCCATGCAGTGGGCAGTGCGGACCGTGAGGTTGAGAATGCGCTTAATTCTTGGGAGAGAAAAACGCAGATTCTCAAGAATACTTGGACGGAGTTCATCAGCAAATCCATCAACACGAATGCAATTAAAGGATTTCTCGATGTACTTACGGGCATTCTTAGGACCGTTGGTTCATTAGGCAATGCTATAGCGATTGTTGCTGCGGTAGTGGTGGGGATAAAACTGCCTCAAATTATCAGCTTAGTAACAACGCTTGGCAGTAAGATATCGAACCTGATCAGCTATCTTCAAACGGCGTATGCTATATATAAGGGTTTCAACGCCGATGGAAATATATTCGGATTCCTAGGCAAATCGCTAACGGGCATTCAAAAGGCTCAGATTGCAATTATTGGAATCACTGCCGCCATAACGGCAATCGCTGCCGCCTATCGAAAGTATTATCAGCAGCTTGCGGATTCTTCTGAATACCTGCAGAAGCAAAGTGAAGCTTCACTTGGCGAATACCAAAACATGGAGAGCCTTCGCAAAGAAGTGACAGAGGCAGAGGCTGCTTATAGGAACGGCACTTCGTCAAAAGAAGAATATGAAGCTGTTACTCAACGAGTAGCCAAAGCACTGGGGCTTGAAGCGCAAAGTGCTGACAACCTCCGGGTCGAACTTGAACGGCTATCCGGGATGGAACGCCAGCAGGCATTGCAGTCTGCCAACTTGGCTATGCAAGGCATTGCGGCTGAGATTGCCGGAAAGAACGGCTCGACAAGTAGCAATATCGATGCCGCTTTGCGTAGGGCTGGTTTCTTTGAAGCAACTACAACAGAAGATAAAATAACTGCGGCGAGGAAGGCACAGGAAGGCCTGATTGCTACTCAAACCGAATTAAGTAAGCGAATCGTTGAGGGAACGGCTACTTGGGGCGAAAGGAACCTTGAGTACAAACGAAATCAAGAAGCGCTGGATTGGTTGACTGAACAGCTTGACGAGTACGCACGGCAAGAAGAGATTGTCAATACCTTAAATGGCGAAACAGCAGAGTCCACAGAGGGCGAGGCTGAATCTTTCGATACGCTGACGGGAAAAATCGAAGAGGCTACCGACGCTTTTGAGGAATTTAACAATGCGACATCCACCGAACTGGATGACCAGTTCCAGAAGTATGTTTCTGCCTACAAACAGTTCCTTGAGGATTGGGAAGCAGGCCTTAAAGGCTCAAATGCTGTTAAAGCTGCCGCAGAACTGTTCTTCACAGACGAGCAGATAAATGACCTTCGTGCTAAGGGTATGGATGTTGGCGAAATTCTTGCCAATGATTTCTACAAGGGGATCTTCTCAGCCGAAGGTAAAGACCGTGGAGCGGTGTTCCTTGGGCAGCTCTGGGATCATTTCGGCAGCGAGATTGTTTCCAATGGAGAACTGGCGGCTACTCTTACCAAGACCGGTGACAGCATTGGAATTGTGGTAGAGGATGTCGATGCACTGGCAGATGCGCTTTATAATCTGACAGGGCTTGGCTTTTCGCCTGAGTTCCTTGAGTCGTGGATGTCCTCTCTGGGGATGTATTCGTCCGAAATCAACGTGAGTGCTGATGCTCTACTAAAGATGGCACAGGGATTCTCGGCAGTGTCAGACTCCGGCGTTATCAGTCTACAGGGGATGCTTGCCGGGCTTAGAGAACAGTTCGGCGACAACACTAATGCCATCTGGGATTACGTGGATGCTCTGATTGCGGCTTCTGAACGGGGCGACCTTCAGCTTGATCTTGGAGCAGATACCGTACAGGAAGCACGGGATAAAATCCGTGATGCCCTGAACGATGTCCAGACGGAAGAGGAAAATGTAGAGAACGCTGATCCGGTTATTGAACCTGAGGCCAACATTGATCCTGCAATGACCGAACTTGACAGGCTTGATGCAAGGCTTGATAGGATGACCCGAACACCGAGGGTTATTCAGGTTACGGTTGGAAGCCCAACAGCGGCTGTTGGCGGTATCAGGGGAGCGTTTGCTAGTGGCACAGCAGGCGCACCGGGCGGTCTGTCTATCGTCAACGAAAAAGGCCCGGAAATTATTGCAGAGGGCAATCAACTTCGTATTGCAGGCGGGGGACAGCCCACACTTACATGGCTTCAGCCTGGGGCAGCAGTTCTTACCGCAGGCGAAACACGTTCTGCACTTGGAGTACTTGACCCGGCATTCTTCTATGGCGGTATCAGAGCGTATGCTCTTGGCTCAAGAGGCATCACTGATACAGGCACTGGTGGTAAACTTAATGCCAACCAGAGACTGGTTATTGATGCAATTAAAAAGGCGGCGGCATCGACATCAAAAGCTGCGTCCGCAAAGATTGCAAGTGCGAGTCAGGCACGTCAGTATACAGCCCCAATGAAGGCGACCAACTCATCAAGCTACGGCAGTTCCTCCGGCGGCTCTTCTGGCGGCTCCGGTGGCGGTGGCTATTCATCTGGCGGTGGCGGTGGTGGAAGCAGTTCCTCTTCCAAGAGCGATTCCACCCTTGACGGTTTAAAGAATATTGTATCTCTTCGCAAGTCTGAACTGTCCTTATTACAGGCAAAAGACGCAAGCGTAAAGGATCAGATAAACAAAGAGCGAGAGATACAGGACGCACTCAAGAACCAGATCAACTACATGGTTTCCATTGGCGGCAACCAAGAGGAAATCAACAAGCTGTGGGCTGAGTGGTACAAGATAAACGACGACATTGCCACGCTGATGAAGGACATGTTCAAGGATGTGTCTGACGCAGCAGGCAGGGAAATCGATAAGCTTGAAGACGCAAGAGATAAAGAACTGGAAGTACTTGATGCACAGCTTGAAGCCATGCAGGCAGAAAGAGATGCAAAGAGCGACCAGTTAGACTACGAGGAGAAGCTTCTGGCTGTAGAGGAGGCCAGAGCCAACCTCGAAAAGGCCATGAACGGTGAGCGGACCGTTCGTATGTGGAACGCCGCAACCGGGCAGTGGGAACACACATATGATGCCAAGACAGTAGCGTCTGCACAACAGGCCTATGATGATGCTTTAAAGGCACTGGCTGATTATGAAGACCAGATGGCCTACGATATGGAAGTGGCCGCCATTGAGGCACAGAAGGACGCAATTAAGGAGTCTTACCAGACACAGGTTGATGGTTGGCAGGAGATTATAGATTCATTGGAAGAGCCTGCCGAAAGCATGGAGGCTGTGCTGAAACGGATAGCCGAAAGTGCTATGCCGGATATGGAAGCCACCATCACAAACCTGAATACATTACTTGCCAAGTTTGGATACCATATCGGAGTAGGCGGGGCAACATATGATTCAGGTGGAATCCTTGGTGGGCTTGGCGGCATCAAAGGGACAGCCAGACCGGAAATGGTACTGCCGCCTGACATCACCAGTAAAATGCTTACACCGATGTCCGGGTCTATGTTCGCACAGAGAATGAGCGAACTGGCATACCTGTATGGCGGTGCTACACCGAACGGCTTTGCCGGAATGAACAACACCAGTATTGGTAGCGTGCATAATGGCTCCGTATTCAACCTTGGTGGAATCAGCATGACGGCAGAGCAGGCCAAGCATACCACTGTATATGATTTGGCCCGTATCTCCAGAAACCTTAGAGCATACAACTCAACTATATAAGCTGTAGGCTGTACGTTGTACGCTTTACGGCAACAGAAGAAAGGCGAGAAGAACTGATATGAGTTTATTCATGCCCACAAACATTACACCGGACTATCTTGGGTCGTTGGGGAACGGCATAGTTCCCCCGACCGTCCCGCTGTCTGTCTCATGGCAAGTCAACGGGAACTCACCTATGGTGGCATTTAAGATAGACCTGTACGACAACACAAGCAACTCTCAGCTACAGTACACAACAGGCAAGATAACTGATGGCTGTCCGTTTTATGGGACTGATAGCCTTGGCAATCCGCAGTTATTCAGCTATGAGATTGATGATGAGGAACTGCTGATTCTGTATGAGGATTATACGGAATGGAAACTGGTTATCACGCAGTGGTGGTCTGAGAACGACTATGTTGTGCAGGCCAGCCCGTCAGCATTTACTGTAAAGGCCGCACCTACCATTACGCTTCCGGTTTCAACTGTAAGCACACGAGAGGCTACATTTACTGCTACATACTCGCAGGCTGACGGAGATGCTTTGAACTGGGTGCGGTGGCAGATAGCCTATAACAGCGAGACAGGCAAGGCCAATCCATTTTACGATTCCGGGAACATTTACAACACGGCCCTGCTGCAAACCACGTATGACGGTTTCTTCAGCGGGATAATGTACGCCATTAAGTGTATGATTGAAACCCAGAGTGGTGTCACCGCTGATACCGGATGGGTAGCATTCCAGTGCTATTACAACACGCAGTCACTGACCGGCACGGTAGAGGCTGCAAAGGCCTGTGGCAAGTCTGCTGTGCGTGTAGAATGGAACGGCTTCCGATATATTTCCGGGCGGGCTACAGGTGATTACTCTATTACAGATGGCATCCTTGACTTAGAAATCGGAGCATCTGTGACATGGGATGAGGTGAATGGTTCTCCGATGACATTCAACACGCCGTGGACTCTGTTGTACAAAGGCACATTGCAAAGTGCAGACGCCACGCTGTTCTCGCTTACACTGGGAGAGAACGTGATATCTGCGGTTTACTCTAATGCAAACAGGAGAATCACCTTTAGCGAGAACGGAACTTCGAAGCGAACCATAGGCTTGAGTTCGACCTCAACAATTTGGCTTGTACTTCGAGGGGGACAAATACATTACCGCATCGACTATATGTCAGGCGGCCTGTATCCGTCCGAAACACTTTATCCGAGCAACACGCTGTATCCGAGGGATGACGATACTCCCAGTCACTTGGAAAGCTTTGCAACGCTTTCGTATACACAAGCGGCAATAACATCTGTCACACTCGGCGGTGTGCAGGAGTGTGATTTTGTGCAGATAATCGAGGCCCCTGCATCGGACCCTGACTTAAGAGCCGCCATGACGGCGATGATTGATGGGACGTACACGCCTACTACGCTAAACGGAACAGTGTTTCTCGCAGACTATGTGAATGACCTGAATGCGGGTACGCTGTACATCTCCGGCACTGAGATTGATGGATGGGCCATCTACAGAAATGATGAGAACAACAACTTTATGCACATTGCGGATGTGCCTATGGAACAGAGTTCTATTCTGGATTACTCAGCCCGGTCACAGCAGGGAGATTACATATATTACGTTTACCCGATAGGCACTGATACATATATCACCCAGCCTATGGTATCCAATGGCGTGAACCCGAAGTTCTGGGACTGGAGCATACTGGAATGTACGTTATCAGATGAAGGTATCTTTGAACTGGTGAGGGAGTTCAGGTTTAACAAGAACCTGAGTACCAACTCGATGAGTAACAATAACTCCCCCGGCTTATTCAAAAACTTCACCCGGTATCCTACCGTACAGCTTTCCAATCAGAACTACCATAGCAGTTCGTTCACTGCTTTAATCGGTGATATTACACTGACCGATGGAACGCTTAAATACTATGACACCCTTGCTACAAGGGATGCTATAGAGGCACTGTCAACCACACTGAATCATCTGTTCTTGAAGAACCGCAAGGGAGACCTGATGGAGATTAGAATTGCCGGTGAAGTATCATTCGAGACGGCAGACAACAGTCCGACTCAGGCCCTGTCTGTGACAATCCCGTGGGTTGAGATAGGTGATGCATCCAAAGCAAGCATCGTTGCAGAAGGAGAGTGAATCTTATATGGCTGATATTAACAAGGAGGCATCGTGGGTCACAGCAAGACTGATGGAAGTCAGCAATGCTACACAGGACGGCACGAACATCCTCATTACCAACGCAAACATACATAACTTCACCCCGTCTGATGTTGTGCGTACATCTGCACAGACGCTGACCGACGCTGAACAGGCACAGGTTCGCACGAATATCGGTGCAGCCGCTCAGTCAGACATTACCGAACTGTCGGCTGACATTACTGATTTGAGCAATGACAAGA